AGAGCCTTGATAGTTAGTGTTATTACTGGGTCTGGTTGGAATAGGTCTAGATTAATAAACCCCTTTTCCCATAAGTTCATTATCTCAGAATTTACGTTATGCATATGCTCTTGGTATAACTCTGGCATGATCTCTTTGATCTTTGGAGTAAATGAATAGAGAAGTTCCCCTGTATCATTATCCATAGCAGCAACCTCAAGCCCACCATCAAGAATAAGTTTATTAATCATTTCACTATCGTCATAGTTTTTCATTTAATAAATTTTTCCAAATCATTTCTAGTTTGTGCACCAGTAACTCTAGCGACTTCTTTACCATCTTCAATTCTAATAAAGGTTGGGATTGACTTAACTTCAAACTTTCTTGTTAACTCCCCTTCGGAATCTACATCAATTATCTGAAACTTAACATCAGCCTGATCCCTACTTAACTCTTCAACGATTGGTCTAACCTTCTTACAAGGCCCACACCAGTCTGCTGTAAAGTAATATACCTGTGTCACTTACCAGACTTCGCTCTCGCTTTTTTAAGAGCCTCAAAATCTTTAACCTTAGTGTCACCCATATATCCCCAAGCATAGCCATCATTGATCATCTTATCATTCAAAGATTCTGTATCATCATTGACATATACCCAACCAAGAATACGACCATACTTTTCTGATGAGTCCATTTTTTCTGTCTTAATAATTACAGACTTAGCATCTTTAAGATACTTCTTTAAATACTCTTTTGACTCAAGACCAAGAACTTTTTCAGCCTTGTCTGATGTACGAGATTCAGGTGTATCAATGCCAGCCAATCTCACACGGGACTGAAACAAAATATCAAACCCTAAATCAATAAGAACGTCAATGGTGTCTCCATCTACAACGTTCTCTACTTTTCTTACATAATATTCATACATTAGTAGTCTTTGCCTTTCGCTTTGTTTTCAACTAACTTCTCACGCTCATCAATGATTGTAAGCATAAAAGCCATCATTTTAGCGTATCCTTCTGCATTATCCATAATCTTATTATAGTGATGACCACAGAACATTAGGTCTCCATTAAGCCCAGTTACCTTAACTAAAGCCTCTGCTGCACATGAATCACAGCGATCAGTTGCCTTAAGTACCCATTCTTTTTCTACAATTTCTTCTGTAATCATTGTATTCATAGTATACCGCTACTTTCTATTATCTGTGGAATAAAATCCACTACCGTTGAAAACTGCTCCTACACTTGAGTATACACGTTCCAGTGGTAGAGTGCAAGTTTCACACTCATACCCTGGATCGTCTTCTTTAATAGAACGTTGTTTGATTACAATGCCATCACATTTTCCTGTGCATTTGTATTCATATACTGGCATTTACTTGCTCTTTAGTGCCTTAAATGTAATAGCATCTACGACACCATTTGCAGAAAGTTTATTAGATACTTGGAATGCCTTTACAGCCTTCTCTGTACCTGGACCAAAATCACCATCAGCCTTAAGGCCAAGAAGCGTTTGAACATTCTTAACTGCTTGACCCTTAGAGCCTACCTTAAGTGGTTTGAACGCTGCTGGTGCAGCCTTCTTTGCCTTTGGTGCGGGTGCTGGTGCTTCAGTTGTTACTCCAGCCTTAGACAGTAATGGAGCATTTTCTTCTCCAGCATAAACTGGACGACCCCAACCAACTACTGCGTTAAGGATACCCTTCTTATTCTTTACATAAGCACGAGTCTTTTCTACGCACATTCCGCCATTGCGTTGGTCTCCCTTTGCAGTTCCTGAAGTATTTCCTTCAATAACTTGGATAGTACCATCGCCATTATTCTTAATGCAAAGACCAACATGTGAAATACGATTTACACCATCATCTGGGAAATCAAAATAAATCCAATCTCCTGGAGTTGGATCATCGTTACGAGCATCTGCCCAACGACCCTGCTTCTTAAATTCATCTGATGCTGCAACTGTTGATGCAGACTTTGGGAACTTTGCTACTCCTGCAGTGTGTGCACACCAAGAAACGAATGACTGACACCATGGCTGGAAGTTTACCTTCATCCATGCGCCGTACTTTGTTTCGTTATCTTTTGGACCTTCGATAGTTCCAACTTCTTTCTTTGCAATTTCAATGATTGCTTCTACTGAACCTTTAACCGCCATGTTGTTCCTCCTATTAATTGGCTATATATCAATTATAGCATTATGCGCTTTTCTTTGTCAATCTTTCATGGGTTCTTACCCTGTGACAGTTTGCACATACTACTTCACATTTTGATATTTCTTTTTTAATTGCTGCCCAAGAAAATCCATCATGAATCATTCTTGATATATTATATTTTTTATCTTTTAAGTGATCAAAATCTAACATTATATGATTAGTTATTCCGCAGTCTACACACCCACTCGCCTCTTTGATTTTTCTTAGGCGATCTTTGAATTGCTGTTTATTAAAAACTGCCAATTCTTTATCTGACATAGATCTTAATTATACACCTAAGTAGAATGCCCTACACAGGTCTTCCAGGCACAATAGCCACGGTCATATAAATGGGTAACTAAACCATCTCTAAGGTCCTGTGTAGGGACTACCTATATTGTACTACTTGATTTCGATCTTCTTAGGCTTCTTTTCTTCAGGAACAATGCGCTCTACGTTAATATGTAGCATACCGTCCTTCATATCTGCCCCAGTTACCTCCATGTATTCACCAAGAGCAAATGATCGTGTGAACTTACGACCAGCAATACCCTTATGAACAACTTCAGCGTCTACTACTTCTACAATCTCACCCTTAATATTAAGTGTTCCATTATCTATTGAAACATCAATATCTTCTTTGGTAAATCCTGCAATTGCTAGAGAGATTCTATATGTATCTTCATCTAGTTTTAGGATATCGTATGGCGGATATGACTGTGAGTTTATCCTGTGTGCATTATTAAGACGGGCTAGGTCTCTGTTAAAGCCAATAAAAAAAGGATCATTGAATAGATCCATAGCAAGTTTTGTTACCATTTTATTCCCCTTTCAAGCGAATAAGTTAATGTACCCCCGCAGGCAGTACAAATCTATTATATCAAACTTTTGAGCGACTAGCGAGAATCGAACTCGCACATTAACCTTGGCAAGGTTACGCACTACCACTATGCAATAGTCGCTTGGCTGGTCTGGCAGGTCTCGATCCTGCGACTTGCGAATTAACAGTTCGCCACTCTACCAACTGAGTTACAGACCAAAACCTTTTAGCCTAAAATATCAACAAAGGCTGTTGTTTTAACCTTCTCATTTTCTGCAGGCTTAGACTTAGAACGAAGTAGGTCAAGTGTAGACTGGTATGAACCAGCATATGACTTAGCCCAGTAGGATGCAAAGGCTGCTGTTGAAGCAGATGTTCCTAGCACATTCTTATTATTTACTGTATAGTTACCAAGGGCAAAGAAGTCAACTTCCAAACCACTGTTTCCATATAGAGCAATACGATTAGACTTATCTGTAGCCCCTACTGCAATTGCTTCTGCAATACATGCTGGGTAGTCTACACGAGAGTAGTCATAGTTATTGCCAGTAGCAAAGATTGTTGCCACATTGATACCCTGCAACTTTACGATGCTATCACGAAGAGACGTATGTACTGGACAATAGTTTGCACCAGTCTTTAACTTGTGATGCCCCATAGAGGCTGATGTTGCAACAATGTTGAACCTGTCTTTGTTGTTTGCTACCCAGTTAAGAGCATCGATAACTGCAAATTGTGAATATGTAGACTGCTTACCAGTCTTAACTACCATTGGAACAACACGAATAAAAACAATATTAATATCTGGATTTACTTGTGTTGCAATTGATGCCATAATTGTTCCATGATCCCAGCCATTGGAATAAACTTGTGGCACAGGAAGTGTTGCTGAGCCTGAACCTTCTTGGAATGATTTACCATTTGGGCAACGCATTTCTTCCATTACGCATACTTCATGAACAATTTTACCCTGAAGTTGAGGTGCTGTTGAGTCAATTGCTGTATCAATAATTGCAATTGATGGCTTTGGTTGTGCTTGTGCGTTTTGCAAAGATGCAAAACCTAATACTAAAACAATCCCCACTGCTATTTTTTTCATTTTATTCCTTTATCTTAAGTACTACTTGGCATGGGTCGCCTCCTGCTTCCCATTCGGATTCTTCTTCTTCAGTCATAAAGGGATCACCTTCATGAGTATTACAGAACGGTTCTGTTATCCATCCCCGCTCAATTCCATTATTTAACCAGATTTCAAACTCTATGCTATCTTCATCATGAATCATATTCTAAGTATACCTTTAAATGCTTACCACGTCAACTGGACCCATACATGACGGGCTAAATTTAATTGCTGCAGATACCGCAGAGACTACACGATTTCTTGCATTCTTTTGTTTATCAGTTGCATAAAGAACGCCATAGGCATACTCTGCTCCTGAACCCATTGCAAGGTACGGTAATGTATATTTAGATAATGACATATCAGCAGAACTATGCTCGTAAATTTCTCCACGAACTGCAATAATCAAACCAAGATCACCATCTTTTGATGTATCTACCCAGAACTCATTATAAAATTCTTTCAGTTCTTTTACAAACTTGGTCTGCATAAACTTATCCGTATCTTTAATATTTGGGGCAGTAGGTTTAAAGTTATATCGGATTCTTTCCCCATCCATGGCTCCAGCATATCCAATTAGATACGGACCAATTTTCCAAACCTTTGGCGCATCAAGTGCTAGAATAGTGCCATCATCAGATGCACCACGATCACCAGCCATGTAAACCTTATCGTCTTGTTTAACTACAGCGATACAAGTCATGCAGAAACCCCTCCCAAACAGATATATTTAAGTATACCATTGCCTGGAAGGGGCTGTCAAACATGTCTATATATGACTAATTATGCTGTCTTTGATCTTTTTCTGCGTGTTTCTACTGCTTGATCTTGTACTGTGACTGCATTCTTATCTGTGGTAGAAAATGCTGCATTAATCTCATCTCTTGTAAGTCTGCCGTCATCCATAAATGCACGAGCCAACTTCTCAACAACAACTGCCACTGCACTAAGGCCAGCAACTGTCATAGCCTTTGCTACTGAGATTCCTGCAATTGCACCTGCACCGATTACTGCTAATGCATTTGCTGCAAATACCGCAACAATACGCATAAGAATATTCCAAATATTTGTGATACTGTTCATGTTTACTCCTCTCTATTTCTAATAGGGCTAGTTATAATCCAAAGGCCAAGTGTTGCCATGATTCCATAACCAACTATTGTTTTTGCACTACCGTCTAATACCACCCAGGCAATAAACATTCCAAGAAGAGTCCATGCCTGATCTACTAGATCTTTTAATATATTTTTTATTACTCTTACCATTTTCTTCCTCCTCTTGAACCTGGTGAGTTAGCGCCTGAACCGCCACCCCCGCCAGAACTTCCTCCGCCACCTGTGCTACCTCCAGTGGCTCCTCCTGCTGCTACTGCTGCTGCATTGATCGCAGCACCTGCTGCTACTACTGTTGCTACAACCATATCTGTTGCTTCTTCTCTTTCTGCCTCAGTCATATCTGCACCAATACTTCCAAGTGCTGCTAATGCTGCTCCTGGATCAGTAAATGCTGCCTCTAATAATGCTCCTGGATCTTGAACTAATTCTACTTGTGCTGCAACCTCTGCTGTAATTACAAGGGCATTTCCGCTTTCATCTGTACGAATTTCAACTGGTGTTGAAGGTGGAAGGTCTGAATATGAAACTCCAGATGCTTTCACTTCTGCTGCCGATATTGATTCTCCAGCCTTAAGATTTGCTACTAAAGCCTCAACAACAACTTCTTTTTGTTCTTCAGTTAATTTTTTTCCATCTTTGGCTTCTTCAAGAATCTTTTCTAACTTTTCTTCTTCTGCCTGTGCTTTTTCTTCTTCAGCCTCTGCTGCTTCTAACTCTGCTTGCTTTGCTTCTGCTTCTGCCTTAGCATCTTCTTCTGCTTGTCTAGCAGCCTCTGCCTCTGCCTCTTTAGCCTCTGCTTCAGCAATAGCATCTAGTTCTGCTTGTCTTGCTGCTTCTGCCTCTGCTTCTAATCTCTCAGCCTCAGCCTTTGCTTCTTCTTCGGCCTTTGCTTCTGCCTCTGCTTCTGCTTTGGCTGCTTCTTCTTCTGCTGCTATACGATCAGCCTCTGCTTTTTCAGCATCCGCTTGGGCTTGGGCTGCTTCTTCTTCTGCAGCAATTC